CGGTTTCCTGGTACACAGGTGAAAGCTGTACCGGCTCCGCTGCCGCTGGCATAGCTGCGGCACTGGCAGCAATCACACCTGCAGCGGCTGCCGCTTTGGGCGCGCTCACGCGCTTGGCCGCTTCCACTTGTGGCTCAGGTACCGAAGGCTTGACCACCTCAAGGCGGGCAACAGCCTCCGCTTGCTGGCGGGTCTTTTCAGCCTCGGCCAATTGCTCAAGATTAGGCCCTGACTCTTTGGCCTGTTCGTCTCCGCCACCAAAGCCGAAGAATGACTTCACTTTGCTAACAGCACTACCAAGCCAGTCCAGCTTGCCCTTAATCCAGTTAAAAGCAACGCCCCAGCCCTTCATCATCAAGCCGATAGGAGACCACTCGAACACGGTTTTAAGCGCGTCCCAGAGGGAAAAAGCACCAGACTTAATACCTTCCCATGCCGCACCAGCCACACCGACTGCCCAGCTGATCAAGTTGACCAGGTTGGTAATGCCAGCGATCACCAATTTGACCGGGAACAGTAGGATATTCAGCGCCGCACCGACGAACTGACCAAAACTGGTACCGGCACTGGTGGCGGCCTGCAATGACTCCGCACTGGCATTAACCGGCTGAAACAACCGACCAAACCAGTCAAACACTGCTTTCACACCATTCCAAACCCAGCCAAGCGCATCACCAATCGGTGACAATGCAGCAAACAAACCTGAGCAGGACTGGATAACCGGGGCGAACCCCTGAATAAATCCATCCCAAAAACCAGACAGGAAGGCTTTCAGCGGCTCGAAATACTTGTAAATCAGCACCCCAAGCACAGCAATCAATGCCACAACCGCGACAATGATCCAGGTGATAGGGTTCGCCAAAATCGCCGTATTTAGGGCCCACTGTGCAGCTGTCACCAATCCCATACGGACGGCTGTCAGCTGGCTAATCGCACCAAAGGCGGTCATGCCGTACCGGGTCATGGCCATCATGCTGTTAATGCTTGCCATCGCCAATAACAGCGGCGCACCGGCAGCAGCCAAAGCGCCCACTGCAGCACCGGCAATGGTTAACACTCGCACCAGACCAGGATGGGCTTCCGCCCACTTATCCACGCCTCGGGTGACTTCGGTCAACCAGGTGGAAACATCCTTGACCACCGGCAATAAGGCATTGCCCAGAGTGATTTGCAGAGATTCAGCAGCAGACGATAGCTCCTTGAGCTTGCCCTTTGCGTTATCCCCCATTTTATTCGCCACCTGAGCGGCACGACCGTTGGCATTATTCACCACTTCCAGGTACTTGGTGATGCCGCCTGCCCCTTCCTGGGACAGCAACTCAGCCATCCCGGCTGCCGGTTCTTCACCAAACACATCTTTCAGCACCTGGAGCTTTTCAGCGGAGCCCATGTTCTCGGTGGCCTCGGCAATATCACCGATGATTTCCACCATGTTGCGCATGTCTCCGCTGGCATCCTTGGTACTCACCCCCAAACGCTCCAGGGTTTTCGCAGCTGCTCCGGTCGGAGCGGCCAAGCGGCTCACCATGGCGCGAAGTGTGGTACCCGCCTGAGAACTCTTGATACCGACGTTACCCAGCAAACCTGCCATCGCGGCAGTTTCTTCCAGGCTCATACCCGCCTGACGTGCAACCGGAGCCACGTATTTCATGGTCTCGCCAAGCATAGTCAGGTTAGTGTTTGCCGTGGTAAACGTAGCCGTCAGAACGTCAGATACCCGGGACATCTGCTCCGGTTTCATACCAAAACCGGAAAGAATATCTGAGGCAATATCAGAAGTGGCGCCTAAGTCCGTAGCCCCCGCTTTCGCCAAATCCAAAAGACCAGGCATTGAGGCAATGATCTGATTCGTCTTAAACCCGGCCATGGCCAGGTACTTCATGCCCTCGGCAGATTCTGAGGCACTAAAAGACGTTTCCGCACCCAAACGGCGGGCCGTAGCGGTTAGCGTAGACAGCTGGTCGTCGGTCGCATTGGCTACCGCTGCCACGCCAGCCATCTGCTCCTCAAAGTCCGCCGCAACCTGCATTGGACCACCAAGCGCCTGCTTGATAGTCTGACCGGCTTGCTGCGCACCAAAGGCCGCCACCGTCATGTTTGCAGAGACCTGCATGCTCTTTTGCAGGCGTTCTTTCGACTTGGCCACACGGGCTTCTATCTCTGCGATTCTCTCCAGCTTTTTGGCCTGCCGGTCAAACTCTTGGTTTAACTGACTGGCCTCCTGCTTCGCCTTCGACTGAGCCCCTGCAAGGTCCTTGGTGGATACTCCGGCTCGGTTCAGTGCCTGGCGCATTTCTTGGAGCTTTTGGGTCTCCTGCAGGTGCGCTTGTTGCAGTTGGTTAACCCGGTTTTTCGCCTGGTCAAACTCCCGCGACAGCGACTTGTTTTCTCGCTCCGTTCGACGGAACTCTTGGCCCAGCCGGTTGGCTTCCTTCTGGGCTTCTTTAAACCGATACGTCAGGAGGTCATTGGGCTGCTGGGCAGCCTTCATCTCCTGGGCCAGCTCGGCCACCTGGCGCTCTGCCGCATCCAGGTCCCGTTTCAGGGCCTTGGTTGGCCCCTGGGCTTCCTTCATCCGAAGGGCCAGCTGCGTGACTTCCTGCTGCGCCTGGTCTAGCGCTTGGGTCGTTTCTTTGCTTTGCTGGCGGAGCTGGCGGAATGCGTTGAACTGGTCGGTCTGAGAGTCGATGGCTTTCAGCCGTTCCTGAGTCTGTTTCAGTGACTCAATAACCTGACCAGAGGCTCCCGCTACGTTCTTGAGCGGGGCGCTCATTTTGTCTATGGCTTGGAGCTTGACGGCCAGGTTCATGTTTTTTGATGCCATACGCCACCCAAGAAAAACGGGCTATCTAGTAGCCCTGATTTTTAACCTGGTTCATGGCCTTGAACCGCTCGATGGCCAACTCTCGCCAGCGCATCAGCTCATCAAAGTCCATACCGTCCATTTGCTCCGGCGGCCAATGGAAGACCGCCGCAATATCAGCCCACGCTTCGTCTACTGAGTCGGGAGCTGCTCTTTGGTGAAAAAAGTGGCGACTTCTGTCATCACCTCCAGCAAGTCAGCCGGTTCCAGTTGATAGAAGTGCTGAGCCGTGAAACCGTTCATCGCAATACGAGGAACCAGGTTCGCCACTGCTCCGGCATCCATTTGGATCACATCCAGTAACTTGAGACCACGCAGGTCACCTGGCATGGGTTTGCGCAGGGCAAGGTGTTTCATCTTGCCGCCACCGACCGCGACATCTAGCGTGATCACTTTGTCGGCACCAGGGAACTCCACCGGCCTCACTTCGGTTACTTCTTCCAGCTCAACGGTCAGGTCTTTATTTTGTTCAGTCATGTTCAAGGCTCTCAATAAAAAAGCGCCCATCTGGGCGCTTGTATTCAATCAGGTAAGGGGTTTACTCGGCGCTCTTGGCCGTGGTTTTGGCTGCCTTTGCAGCTGGCTTACCAATGAAGCCACCGGCCAGCAGGTTTGCTGCCTGGCGGGCGGTTAGGTCAAGGGTTTTGTCCACGACCTGCTTTTCATTGCCGTGCATAAACGGCACCAGAACCACGTAGGTCTGCTTTTCAGGTGTCTTAGCCATCTACTGTTCGCTCCTTACAGGCCAATCACTTTACGGGCGGCTTCCAGTAGGTCTGTGCCGTTGATACGGCGGACCATGTTCGGAATGTCGATGAAGACTTTCTCTTCCCCGTCGATTTTTAACTCAAACTTCTTGAGACCAACGGCCACTTTCAGCTGGGCTTTTTCGCCAGATTTCCAGGTACCGAAGTCCAGCTCTTTCCAGCTGCCGTTCAGCACCATGACCACTTCACGGGTTTCCCCGTCCTGCTCAAACGCACCGCGCAGGGTTACGTTGATCATCTTTCCAGGAACTAGGCCATAAGCCGCGAACAGCTCTTTTTCATAGCTGGCCACGGTGAAGTTGCACTCCAGCTTCTCCATGCCCTGGTCAAGCTCAAGCGGGGCGTCCATGCCCCCTGCCTTGAACTCCTCGGTCTTGAGAGTCAGCTTTGGAGGGGTTACTTCCTCCACCACACCTGCATAGCCTTTACCATCAGCGAACAGGTTCATTGCTCGGATTACTTGCGGTAGCATCTTACACAACCTCCGTCAGATAGCCGTTAACCATGTGGCTGCGGAACGTGATGTGCTCTGCAGGCGCGTAGGCGCTAAAGTCATAATCGAAGTAGACTTTACCCTGTTGAATTTGGTCGGGGCTGTTCAGCTCCGGGTCCACCCAGCACTCACCACCGGCAATCGCACCGATGTTTTTGAGGTGGCGCAGGTAGTTGTTCACCCCTTCCGTCACGTCTTCGACGTAGGTTTTGGTGATGTTGCGGTCAACTGCCCACAGGTGGTTGCGAACCAGACTGTCCGCGATCATGTCGTTGGTAATGACCACGTTCTTGAATGCCCACTTAGAGTCGGCAGAACAAGTGCGGTCACCCCAAACACGGAAACCATTTTGCTGAATGGTCGTGGTCACTTCCTTCGCGTTCAGCAGGTTGGCGCGACAGGTCGGGTCGTCCAGCTTAAAGTCCACCGGACGACACAGGCCATCAATGCCCAGGATTTCCTGGTTCGAGTTGGACCACCAGAAACCCAGCGTATTGTGGACTTTCGCCATCACGCCAGCATGGCGAGCCGAAGGCGGCTGGATAATATGAGCACTGGTCTCCACATCCCACACCTTGTACCAAGGGTCCACCACTTCACAGCGGCGACTGCCGAACAGCTCACGGTAGGTAATCGCGGCGGCATCGGTAGTGTTTGGACCATCCAGAATGACATAGCCACGCAGCTTATCGGCTACGCTCACCAGCTGGTCAGCGACTGCCTTTTCGTTTGAGAAACCAGGGGCAATCAAAATGCGAGGCTGCACCTTGACGGTGTTCTCGGCAGACAGCAGCGCCAGAATGCCGGTGTATTGCTCGGTGTCGGCATCCACTTTGCCGATCACGTTGGATTGAGTGGCCGCGCTATCCACACCCTCATCCACGCGAATCACCACCACCACTGCGCCAGTCTGGTCAAAAATGCCATCAATTGCCTGTGGCAATGTACCACCTGCGCCCAGCTTGACCGCTTCTCGGCGACTACCAGCAATCAGTACCGGCGTATTCAGAGGAAAGGCGGTGGCATCGGCATCTGGTGCCGTCCCCACCAAACCAATCACACCACTTTGAGCGGTGCGAATGGGGCGGGCTCCATTATCAATTTCGACGACTTCTGCGCCGTGTAGGTATTGTTCAGCCATTGCGGGTCTCGTTTCGTTGAGTTGCAAACTAAAAAGCCCCGGCACAGGCCAGGGCTTCGATTAGGAATTAAAACCGCCTGTTAGGCGGCTGGTTGTGATTCGCTTGGCAGTGGGTAGCGGGCCTTAATTTCCGCTACCTTGTCACGCCATACTTGCTCAGATTCAGGTGTATTGTCGTATTGCCACTCCATGAAAAGAGGATCTGACTCAAGGCGGTAAGCCTCTTTTCTCTTGACGAGATTTTGAGCCTCTTCGAAGTCTTTTTGCTGCAGAACAGAGTCGACCTGCTCCTGAGTCATGCCAAGCGAATTCATATAGCTGCGGGTCGTGTCTGTGTGAGTTCGACCTTGAAAGATGTAACTAAACATCTGTTTTCCTCCTGAATGGCTCAGCAAAAAGAGCCTTTTTAAGGTTGTAGGTGCTGGCGTGACCCGCATGGCCAAGCCAGGATTGAATGTTCTGATTTATATCAGAGAGACTTATCTCACCTTTAGCGAACTGAGACCGATACTTTTTAAGTTTTGTCTTAATTCGCTTGACGCTGCATTTTCTCAGCAACCTATGGCTCGAATAAATTCGATACCCGAGAAAGTCCAAGCTCCTGCCGTTACTCGTTGAGATGGGGAAAACCTGCGTCTTGCTGTTCGTTTTTAATCTCAGGTAAAGGTGCAGAAATTCCTCTATATCCTTTCTCCACTGGTGCAGCACAGCCTTGTCGTGGTGAATGATGGCAAAATCGTCCATGTAGCGGATGTAGTGTTTTGCGCCAAGTGCGTGCTTTGCATATCTATCAAGCTCGTGCAGGTACACGTTTGCAAAAATCTGACTGGTAAGGTTCCCCAGCGGAATGCCCACGCCCATTGATTCGCAAGGGCTGTTATCAATGATGTAAAACAGCAGTTCAAGCGTTCTCTGGCATTGTATTTTTGCCGCCAGGATAGATTTCAATACTTGGTGGTCTATGCTCGAAAAGTAACGGCTAATATCCGCTTTTAACGCATACGCCTTGCCATGCTTTGACTCCACCTTCTTAATAAAATATTGAGCTCTGTCAGCGCCTTTGTGGGTGCCTTTTCCTCGTCTACATGCGTATGAGTCATAGATGTAGGTTTTGTCAAACAGCGGCTCGATAACATTGTATATAGCCCGATGGACAACCCTGTCCTTAAAGTGCGGGGCTGATATCAGACGGCGCTTCGGCTCGAATACGTAAAAATGGTGATAGGGTGACATTTTATACATGCCCCACATC